ATGTTTGATGGTGCCATTCTTAATTGGCGTTTTGATGTTCGTCCTCGCATGTATACCGATACTCTGTGCATTGCCCGTGCCCTACATGGGACTGAAGCTAGCGCAAGTCTCGGGGCGTTATCTGAAAGGTATGACATTGGCGTTAAAGGGACAGAAGTATTGGACGCACTCGGAAAGCGGCGTGGAGATTTTGGACCCGAAGAACTAGCAGCGTACGGGGACTACTGCATCAATGACGTGATCCTAACCTATAAGTTGTTTAGTATTATGGCACGTAAGTTTCCTAAGTCGGAGCTACAGTTGATCGACCTCACCTTGCGTATGTACACTGAACCCTCATTAGAGTTGGATGCCGACCTATTAGCCTCGCACCTCGACGACATTAAAGAGCGTAAGAGTAAGCTGTTAGTAGATGCAGGGGTGACGGATAAGAAAGAGCTTATGTCTAACCCTAAGTTCGCTGAATTGCTGAAGGGGTTTAATGTTGATCCGCCTATGAAGATTAGCCCGACGACAGACAAGGAGACGTTCGCGTTTGCCAAATCAGACGAGGGTTTCAAGGCGTTGCTCACACATGAGAACGATAAGGTACAATCTCTAGTAGCTGCACGTTTGGGTACTAAAAGTACCTTGGAAGAAACACGGACGCAAAGGTTCATAGACATCTCTGCTCGTGGCCTTCTACCCGTACCTGTAAGATATTATGCAGCACACACTGGACGGTGGGGCGGGGACGATAAGATCAATCTGCAAAACCTACCAAGCCGTGGGCCGAACGGTAAGAAATTAAAGCGTAGCATTGTGGCTCCCGAAGGGTATTCTCTGATTGACTGTGACAGTTCGCAGATCGAAGCGCGTGTGTTGGCATGGCTAGCAGGGCAAGATGATCTGACTAGCGCCTTCGCCAAGGGTGACGATGTGTATAAGCACATGGCGTCCAGTATATATAACGTGCCAGTAGATGGGGTGAGCAAGGACCAAAGGTTCGTGGGCAAGACTACAATCCTCGGTGCCGGTTACGGTATGGGTGCGGTCAAGTTCCAAGTACAGTTGCAAGGTATGGGTGTATACATAGAGCTTGAAGAAGCGCGGCGTATCATTGACATCTACCGCAGTACCAACGGAGCTATCAGCCAGTTATGGCGTGACGCTAACAACATGGTGCAGTATATGGCTCGTGGCGATAGCGTACAGTTTGGTAAGGAAGGTGTCTTGCAAGTAGACGCACGGAAGAACGCCATCATGTTACCTTCTGGACTACCCATGTTCTATCATGGTCTAGCCGCAGAGAAATCCCTACGTGGCTACGAGTACACCTACCGAACTCGCAAAGGACCAAACAGAATATACGGCGGCAAAGTTGTCGAGAACGTGTGTCAAGCTGTTGCACGTTGTATCATAGGGCACCAAATGATACTCCTTGCTAAGAAGTACAAGGCTGTGCTAACTGTACATGACTCAATAATCACATGTGTACGTGACGAAGAACTAGATGAAGCACAAGCGTACATGGAAGAGTGCATGAGCCAGACGCCCGATTGGGCCGAAGGATTACCTATAACCTGTGAAAGTGGCACAGGCAAATCATATGGAGAATGTGAATGAGTACGATAGAAATCACCTGTACTGAAGCAGAGTTTTACGAAGTTATGCGCGAGAGCGCTTTAGGGCGTGATTGGTTGCGCTGGCACAAAAAGAACCCCGACTTTTTTACCCTGTTTGAACGGTTTACCGCAGATGCAATAAGCCGAGGACATAAGAATTTAAGCGGTTGGTTGATAACCAACAGAGTGCGTTGGGAGACTAGCGTAGTAACTAGAGGCAACGAGTATAAAATTTCTAATAACTTCATTGCATTGTTTGCGCGGTTATACATGGTACGGCACCAACAGTACGTAGGGTTCTTTAGAACAAAACGTATGAAACGCCTTACGCGTGATGTGTTTAACTCAGAAAGTTCTGTTGATGACTAAAGTATCGCCGTGGTCTTTCAGCAGGATCAAAGCATTTGAGCAATGTCCTAAGCAGTTCTACCATGAGAAGATACTCAAAGAGTTTCCGTTTAAACAGACTGAGGCTATTTTGTATGGCTCCGCGTTCCACAAGATGGCAGAAGACTTTGTAGGTGCAGACGTACCTGTGCCTAAGAAGTTTGGCTTTGCGGAAGAGGCACTGGTATCACTAAAGAACCGCAAGGGCAAAAAACTATGCGAGATAAAGCTGGGTGTAACAGAGAACCTAGAAGTCTGTGACTTCTATGCCAAGGACGTTTGGTTCCGTGGTATCGCTGACCTAGTAATACTCGACGATGATCTTGCGTGGGTGGTGGACTACAAGACAGGTAAATCTGCCAAGTACGCAGACAAGGGTCAGTTAGAGTTGATGGCCTTGGGGTTGTTTGCCAAGTACCCCCAGATCAAAACTGTACGTGCAGGGCTACTATTCGTTGTATGTAATGACTTGGTAAAAGACACATACATGGAGTATGATAAGGGCAAGCTGTGGGAAAAATGGTTGGGCAAGTACGCGCAAATGAAAGCTGCCGCAGACGATGACATGTGGAACGCACGACCTAACGGGTTATGCAGACGCCACTGCCCTGTAATTGAATGTGTTCACAATGGAGCAAACTGATGAGAAAACGTAAGAAGCAAGTCAACGCCCCTGTAGGTAGTAAGACGTTTGAGGCACGTATGGAACGTCAGCGTGCCCGCCGCAAGGTTGATAAAGAAGGCGCAGATCGCAATGGCAATGGTAAGGCCGACAAGCGTGAAGGCAAAGATGTTAGTCACAAGAAAGCCTTGTCCAAAGGTGGTACTAACAAAGATGGCGTGACCATAGAAAGTTCAAGCAAGAACCGCGCTCGTAACTACAAAAAGAAAAAATAATTCGGGCAGGTGCCCGAAAGGAGAACGGTATGCGAATAATCGACAGTAAGGCGTTGCTATTGAAGCTACGCAATCCAAAACGTGTCACTGAAACAGTGCCGAAGAGTACGATAGTGCGAGACAACGAGGTTCTGGTAAACTGGGGTCTCGACGAGATGCACACGTTAAAGAAGCTGAACATCAATGTCCCATCTCCTATCCAAGGGCAGTACAAGTGGACGGGCAAGTATGAACCGTTCGACCACCAGAAGAAGACCGCAGCGTTTTTTACAATGAACCGCAGGTCTTTCTGCTTCAACGAACAGGGTACAGGCAAGACAGCCAGCGCAATATGGGCCGCAGACTTCCTACTTAATCAAGGCAAGATCAAACGCGTTCTGGTCATATGCCCTCTGTCAATTATGGACTCAGCATGGCGCGAAGACTTTTTTACCTTTGCCCCGCATCGCAGTGTAGATATAGCCTACGGCGCATCCAAGAAACGCAAAGCAATCATAGAGCAAGGTGCAGACTTTGTGATAATAAACTATGACGGTGTGGAGATTGTATCCGAGGAGATTGCCAACGGTGGGTTTGACCTCATCATTGTGGACGAGGCAACGCACTACAAGAACGCACAATCAAAACGGTGGAAGACACTAAACAAACTTATTAAGGACGATACGTGGCTGTGGCTAATGACGGGTACTCCCGCCGCGCAGTCTCCGCTTGACGCTTACGGGTTAGCTAAGATGATTAACCCCCTCAACGTGCCAAGGTTCTTTGGATCGTTTAGAGATATGGTCATGCGTAAAGTTACGCAGTTTAGGTGGATCATCAAACCAGAAGCAACTGACCTTGTGTTTAACGTGTTACAACCTGCCATCCGTTTCACCAAAGAACAGTGCCTTGACCTGCCAGCTATGACATATGTCAAACGTAAGGTAGAGTTGACGCGCCAGCAGCAGAAGTACTACGACATGCTGAAGAAGAAACTTGTTATGACAGTGGGTGACGACGAAGTATCCGCAGTGAACGCCGCTGTCATTATGAACAAGCTACTACAGATTTCTGCGGGTGCCGTGTACACCGACGAGGGCGACACCTTAGAGTTCGACATCAAACATCGGTATAAAGTGTTAAGAGAAGTGATCGACGAGAGCAGCCAGAAGGTTCTTATCTTTGTACCTTTTAAACACACCATTGACATACTGACAGATAAGTTGCGTACTGACGGGATTACCACAGAGGTTATACGTGGTGACGTGCCTGTAGCTAGGCGCACGGACATATTCAAACGGTTCCAAACAACTGATAACCCGCGCGTTCTGGTTATCCAGCCGCAGTCTGCGGCACACGGTGTTACGTTAACCGCTGCCAATACAGTTGTCTGGTGGGGTCCGACACCATCTTTAGAGACCTACGCGCAAGCAAACGCGCGGGTTCATCGGTCAGGTCAGACGCATCCGTGTACTGTGGTACAGCTTCAAGGGTCTGCTGTAGAAAAGCGTGTTTACGCACTTCTCGACAAGAGAATTAACGTCCACACAAAAATGATAGATTTATACAAGGAAATACTTGACTAGCCTATTGCTCGGTACTACAGTGTAAGTCTCGTTAGTGCAGGAGAGTTAAAATGAGTGATAATAGCGACATTCCTGCGGACAAACTCACTAAGGCGTATATCAAAATACGGTCAGAGAGAGCGTTGTTGTCTGCGGAATTTAAGGAACGAGATGGATCGTTGGTTCGCCAACAAGATATCTTGAAGAAAGCGTTACTAGATTATTGTGACTCGCATAATGTTGAAAGCGTACGAACATCTGAGGGTTTATTTTTTAGGTCTACGAAAACGAAATACTGGACAGGGGATTGGGAATCTATGTACTCGTTCATAAAAGAACATGACATGCCCGAATTTCTGGATCGGCGTTTGAACCAGACCAACGTAAAACAATTCTTAGAAGAGAATCCAGATGTTATGCCGAAGGGGCTTAACATTGATAACGAGTACGTAATCTCAGTTAGGAAGAAATAATGGCAGAACCATTTATACAGATAGAGGAGTTGGCGAAGCATTTTGCAGTATCCATCTCTACTATTAGGGCGTGGGTACGGCAGGGTCATATCCCTAAAACCACGTATATTAAGATCGGTAACACCTACCGGTTCAACAAAACCTCAGTGACTGAAGCCCTAACAAAAGGTGCGCAGGACGTAAACGAGGCTCCGATTGAAGAACAGTTACAGTTCGATTTCGGTGTAGACGAAGACGCATAAACGCCAGAAGGAGAACAACATGGCTGAACAATATATCATTGAAAACGTAGAAGCACTATGGCCTAAGATCGACAAGACGTATGTCTTCGATCAGAAGGTAAAACGTAGTGTACCATGTAGTCCACGAGACACCGGCGCTGAGTTTTCAGTTGCATTTCGTATGGATG